GTAATATTTTCCTCTTTCTGCTGGAACTAAATAACACCCAGTTAAATCAATATTTTTTAAGAATTTATTATCTCCTATTAAATCAAGAGAGTTATAATAAAGAGTGTTGTTATTTGTAGATTTAACTGTATTATTTGTGACCGAACTAAAAGTCACATGGGGTTTAAATCCTAAGTATGCCCCTACTGTTTTATCTTCATCTGTTGAATAAGTTTGTGAAGTATTAAAAGAAGGATAGGTTATGAAATTGCCATAATACGGCTCAGAAGAACCACTAAGATTCATATATCTAAAAACATAGTTTAGAGAGGCATCTGTTAAAAATGGTGTTGTTGTTCCTTGAGATGAACTACCGCTTTCATTGGTGGTAAATTCTTTTAAAATAACAGTCTTAAGAGAGCCTATTTTTGTATCATTAGAAGAACTGCCTCCGCTATTAGAAGGCTCTAAATTCATGAAAAAATTAGCAAATTCTGTTTGATAGTGTGTGAAGGGAGAAGTTGCAGCAACGCCCCAAGTATTACTACCGCCAGTAGAATAAAAATCACTAAATGTTAAAAGAGATTCTGTAATTGGGTCAATAGAAGAATCTAAAAGATAATGTGATTGGAATTGGGTAAATGCTATTGGTAAAATTATAGTATTTTTACCGTAGTCTGTTCCTTTTTGCAAATTCTTGAAATGTTGAGGTATGGTAGAAGGACTTCCCGAATCTATGTAGTAATTTTCCCACTTAGTAGGTGATGCTTGATTAGTCAAAAGCCCTTTTAGCATATGAATATTATTTACTTCGGTATTTCCTCCTTCATCTAAAGTAAATAGCATTGTTTCTTCTACATCTCTACCAATTACACTTAATTTATTGCTAATTTCAGAATACTTGGCAAACCTAATGGTGTCTCCTGTGCCGTATTTTAACGCCCCGTTGTCTGTCAAGTATAGTGTATTAAAATTCAAAGTATCATTAGTTACATCTGTGGTAGATAGAGCCGTAACAACTCCAATAACTCTATTGTTATCTAAATCTAATATTACATCTTTAACTCCTACATTGTCAATAGTGCCGTTCATTTTTATTGTTGTAAGAGAAGGATAATTTACTACTGTTAAGTTAGTAGAACTACTATCTTGAACCAAGTAATTGTCAAAATAAGATAATTGAGAGGCTTCTATAACCCTATCATTAGGGACATCGAATTCTGGATTTATTTGATTAAATGCCCAATCATATACTACATCTGTTAATCGCATAATTCCCATTCGTTTTAAATTAGAAAGAGTTTTATTGCTACTAAGAATATTAGAATGAATATAATCAGAATCTTTATTTGTTATTGTATTGGTATTCCCGATAGTTGCATCTTTTGTAGAACTTGTTGTTGTTTTTAGTGGGGCGTTCAAAGACAATAAACCATATCCTTCTAATGTTCTATTATCACTATTCATTAAACTATCCTTTCTTGTAGAACTATACAAAAGCCTATCAGAATTACAAAATAAAAACAATCTTGCCGCTTTAGAATCAATTTGATAAAATTTATCTTTTAATTCTAAAGGAGAAATAAAATCCGCATCTAAAGCACCTGCAACTCTTTTGTTAGGAGTAATGGCTTGAATAATTGGGTTTGAATCTATGGCACTCACAAATTTTCTATCAACATAATTAGAACCAATAATCGGCATAAAGCCTCTTTGCTCTATTGGATAATGATTATTTTTTGTAGTTCCAGTCTTACTTGATAATGATAGTCCTAATGGGGATTCGGGATTTCCTTTATAGAATTCTGCATAATAATTTAAAATAGGAGTGGTTCCATAATACGGAATTAATCTTCCAGTATCAGTATCTTGTTTTAAAGAATATATTTTTTCTTTTCCTATTTTTCCTTTTTCTATATTATCTAATCGAATAATATCCGCACCAAATTTTTCTTTGTATTTATATTCTGATATACCACCATGATGAGTTAAAAGTTGATAGTCAATTGGTAAGCGACTACTCCCTACCATGTTTATTATCTTACCACCGTGTAAATGAGCCCCGTTAGTTAAATGTAAGGTTCTTCTTTTTTTACCTGTGCTAATTTGAAAACTTTTTCCATTAGAATTAGCAGACAAATCTCTATCGAGATATATGTCTAAAAAGGCAGGAGAAGTATTTCTAATATTATAGCCAATAAAATACCCAACAAATTCTTCTTCTATGTATAACGGTGTTCCTATTTCTAAATTATACTCACTAAATGAAGAAGCATCACAAAGAACATTTGGGTCTGTGCCAGTTGTTATAATGTCGGCTAAAGTAGTAAATGCAGAATCTTCGGAGTAAGGATTGATTTCTTCTCTACCTAAAGTTAGTGGCATATACGGTGCAAGTTTTACTGTTTTTATGTTGTTATTTTCTTTAACTTCTAATACAGTAAAATCAATAAGAGTATTTACTATATCATCCTCAAAGGAACTTATTTCTAATTGAAAATCTAAATCAGTATCTATATTTTTAATTTTATTAATGTTAAATCCAGTAGCATTAGCATTATTATCTTCGCTAAGACCCACTAAGGTTTCGCCTTCTACTAATGAATCAAAATCTCCTGTGAATTTGTAGCCATCTCTAAAAAAGAATCCTTTGTCACTTGCCCCTGTCAAACTTGTGACGCTATTTACTTTATTAGTGGAAGCAAGAGACTTATTAAGAATATACAATTTACTATTTTCTTTATACACTGTTTTGGCAGTATAAGTAGAAGAATAAGGGAAATCATGAAGGGTAGCGGTTGTGGAAGAAGTTGTTGCTCCATCTACTTGACCAATATAACCAAATTCACACCAAAGATGAGTATTGTGGGCTAAACTAACACTTGTAGAAAAAGTAATGGTTTTGCTATCAAAATCCCATGTGGCAGTAGTGCCTACTGTTGTTAAATCATTATATGGGCTATTGCTACTATAAATAATATCATGGCTAAATAAAGTATCTTTGTTTATGGTAATATCTATTAATTTCGATAAAGTATTTCTTCCCTTCAATTCAAAAATAGTTTGATTATTTTCTAAACTTTTATTTATTTCTTCTATCTTACCATAAAATATTTCATAGTATAATAAAAATGCTCCTATTGCTCTTTCTAAGGAACTGTTGGAATCTAATAAATTGTTTTGAAAATCAATCGTTAGTAAGCCATATGTTTCATCTACATTTGTAATAAAAGAACCTATATTACAATAATAATTATTATACTGCTTAGTAGATAATATTCCACATAGCCTCGATAACTTATCTCCGTCAAAATCAGAATTTGTATAGTAGGTAGAGTCTAAGGGGTTTAATCTTCTTCTATATACTTTATCTCCATCAGAAAAAGTAATTAAAGAAGTAGTGTTAGTAAAAACACCTTCACTTTCTAATCTACTATATTCTTTTAAGGCAACATTTACATTCCCAGAAACCGAATCTACAATACAAACTCTATTGCCTATTTTTATTTCCATATTTGCTACAAAATAAAGATTAGGCTTTGGTAATAAAGAAGCCAAAGAGTAGGTTCTTGTTGCCGAATCAAATAATGATTCTATTTCACCAACTTCTACCCACTCATTCAAATCGTCTTCTGCTATTTTTTGTTTTGCCATTAGCCTATCGTTATTAAATATCTTATTGCCTAAATTTTTAGTAATATCAACTAATTTAATTTCTGCAATACCGCTTTTGGCATCAAAAGTGTCTTCTATTGAAGCACTATAAGTATTAGGAATATAGTTATTATTTTCAGGAGAGTCATTGTAAAATATGTATCTTTTATTACCTGTAAAATCTAAAGAAGAAACATCATCATTAGCATCTCTTCTTGCATTTACAAAACAATCGTTATAATCAGTATAAGTTGTGTATGTTCCTGCTAAAACTGAACTTTCATTACTTGTAGCGGTATCGGGGTCATCTTTTTCTCTCAAATTATCAGTTAATTTAATGTTGTATGTGAATTTACTGTAATCAATTATTCTATTTCTGTAATCGCTAATAGTAATAAAAGTAGTATTGTCTCCTGTATTGAGAGTGACCGAAGTAGCAGTAGATACCCCGCTAATGTTTTCAGTTCTTAAGAAATATTTTGTATTGTGGTTAAGTTCTTCCTTTTTATCTAATTTAGAATCATAAAAGTAAAACAACGGCCTTGCACATATCATTTTAGAAACATCAGCCAATATTCCACAAGAAATGGCTAAAATATTATTTGATACAGTTGGCCCTTTAAATACCATAAATTTTACATCTTTTGCTATTTCATTTCCTAATCTTGGAGAAAATTCAAACTTATCTCCTAATTGGTCAGCACTCACTAATTTTGTAATCTTAGCAAAATGATGCATATTTGAATCATCAGAATGAATTAGAACAAAGTAATCGTGGGTAGAAGGAACTCCTGCACTATCTACTGTAATTGAAGATAAGTCTAAGCCAATGTTATTAAATGCATCAAAACATCGAATAGAAAACCCATCAGTAGCATGTAAGTTAGAATATTCTCCTAATAGTGTTTTAGTAGAAACTGCCTCTTCGATAGTTGTTGTAGCAGTATCATCTTCATAAACAATAGAAAATACCCTATTAGTTGAAGTAATAGCAGGACTAAAACTAAGCAAAGGATTAGTAGGAGTATCGTAATTATTGTTCGCTGGACTGTTATATGAAGTCACTAAGCCCCCTAATGAAACCGTCATAAATCTACCTCCTCAAATCTTAGATATAATAGAGTTTCATCATAAAAAGGAAATAGAGTATTAGTATAAAGAATTGATTTCTTTGCTCCTTTTTCTATTGAAAGTTCATGAATTTCTCCCATATATTGCATATCAGTAGAAGCATCATTATCAGAAGTTGTATTTTTACCTAAGATGCAATCTGTTCGAGCAAAAGAAAAATCAGAAGTTTCTGTATGAACACCACTAAAAACAGGTTGTCTATTATAAAACATAGTTATAGAGTTTTTAGTGGCATTAAATACTACTGCTATATGATGCATATTTTCTGCATATTTAGGTTCTTTGAAAGTTTCTGTGTAAATATCTTCTCCCGATACTAACGGAAGTGCCGAACCCGTATATGCTGAATTTAAAGTTATGCTTGTTGAAGAAGCCGAAGCCACTGTTCCGACTTCTACGAATTCTAAATCTCTTCTCACATATACTTTTTGTCCTTGATAAAATATATCTGTAATGGCTCTTGAACCGTGATTAGTTGTATTTACTGCAATATTGCTACCTATCAAATAAGTAGTTGTGACTTCTGCAATACTATCATATTCTAATCTTCCATTAGAAGTAAATCCACTAAAATTATTTTTGACATGGGAATCACCAAAAGACCAAGATTTAGATACTGATGGAGATATTATTACTGGGCTCTCAAAGGTTTCTTGAACTCCATTAATTGTAACATAAGCCTTTAATTTATATTCAGCAGGTTGATTATTATTAGTTGTTGTAGAATTTACTAAAGTTAATCTAAAATTATCATTATGAAATATGCACATTTCATGACCATATCTATCTGCTACTGGTAGATATGCCTCGCTTATTTTTCCACTTGTTCCTTGAGGCATTACATATTGACTTGTCTGTATGGCACTTCTTCCTCGTAGGCCTTTTTCTCCTGTTCCATTAATATCATACGGAGTCACTATTGCTTCAAAAGTAAAAGAACCTGTATGTGACCAAATTCCATAAGGAACATCATCAGTTGTATCAGAAGCAGTATTTTCTATATCGGGAACATTATCAGCATACCCTATTGTAATGTGAGCATTACACATAATAGGAAAAACAATGCTTTGTTGCTTTCCAATATAAATATCATACATTACTATCACCTATGGGAAAATTCTTGCTACCTTAAAACTCATACTAAATTCTATTTCTGTTGGAGATTCTGCACTAATAGTAAAATCAAAATTTTCTATAAATCCTGTCACTCCCGTTGATGTTTCTTCTGTTGGAAAAGCACTTGGTAGTGGCACTCTTTCATTATCTAATTCTAAGGCACTTCCTCTTGAAGCAAAAGTAAATGGGATTCTTTCTACTGTCGGTCTTTCGGAATAGTTTTCATCAATATTGGATTCTATCAGAAAAACCAATTCATTAAAATTTTGATAGTGGGCTAAACCCGAAGAATCTACTCCCGATGCAATTAATTGAGCCATCTCTTGAGCCGTCATTTTTATTTCATCAAATGTTGCACCTGTTTTAGTGTGGCTTCTTTTGATAGTAGTATTGGTTATAAATCCGCTAAGATTAATTGATTTACTTCCCATTCCTAAATCAACTGCAATTGTTTCTGCTTCTCCTCTTGCAATACTTGATAATGGAACAGGTAAATTAGGAACAGACCTACTTACATTTACTCCTATTTGAGTGACCTTAAGAGGAATAGTATCTACTAAATTTCCATTATCCGAATCAAAGGCGTTTATTTTTAGATAAACATAATGTTGAGTATCATTCACTTCTATTGTCATAGTATCACCTTATTGTAGAAAAACTTCCTGTTTTTCTTGTTATACTTTGCATCACTTGTTGCCCTATTACTTTTGATATTCTCTTCAATTCTGCATCGGAAGTATCTCTTGCATTAATTGTAATGTTAATTGTGTTCCCACCTTCATTTAACATTCTTCTGCTCTTAGCATTAGAAACAACATTAGAGCCTCTATTTCCTACTAATATTTCTGGGCCACTTTCTCCTACTACTGTTAATGGAGTATTTATTCTTCCACCACTTGCTTTAAAACCAAAGAATGATTTAAATTTACCATAAATCCATTTTGCAGCAACTAATACAACGCCTACTCCAATAGCAACAAGCATAGCAGGAAGTCCGAAAAAGAAACCAATAATAAGAATAATTCCTAAAGCAATCTTTCCTGCGTTCTCTTTGATTTTTTCTACACTTGTAAAAGTAGTAGCAACCCAATTTATCAGTTTAGTAAAGCCTGTCTTAACAAATGTAAATGCCAATGTAAATAATGCTCCCGCAGCAATCCATAGGAGTCCTAAAGCAACTTTTACTACTCCCCATGCTAAATCAAATATTCCCATAACTACTTGAACAAAATCACCCGACATTATTCCTTCCCATATTGTGCCTATTGCTCCCCATATAGTTGCTAAACCATCTAAGAAAAGACCTGAATTTTCTTTAACAAAAGTCCACGCCTCATTTAAAGCAGGTAAAAGAGCCTCTTTGAATAACATAACTATTACCATTATTCCTGTCATGTATAGCATAACTGTAAGTAAGAAGTTCATTAGAGGAGTCTTTAGAAGTTTCATTAACAAAGTTATAGGATTTAAAGCAGAACCTATTTGTTTCCAAGTGGGTAATTTCGTATATAGTTTTAACAAATTTATTGGCTTAACTGCTTGTTGTGCTTTTAATACTTGAAGATGCAAAAAGTCTTTTGTTTTTTGAAGTTTCATATATCCCGCAGTTCCCGCAGTTCCAATAGCAGTTCCAATAGCACTTATTTGTTGTCTTCTTCTTTGAAATGTTGTAGTTATTTTTCTCGCTTTTAATTTTTCAAACACTTCTTGTTGAGAATCGCTTAATGTTTCTCCACCCGCAATTCTTTGTTCAAAAGATTCTATTCTTGCTTGAGTTTGTTTTCTTTCTGTTTTTTTAAGTGTGCCTTCTTTAAATATATTACTTGCTCTATATTTCCCAAATAACTTTAAAGTCGTAGTAAATATATTATTCGCTTCTTGACTTTCATCTGACATAGCCCTCATAGACTGTGAAACAAATCTTATTCCCGTAGAAACTTGATTAAAAAGCCTAAAAGTTCCAGGCGGTAAAAACCCGTAAAAGATTTTACGAGCAGTAGCAACTTCTACTCCAAATATTTTCAAACTTTGAGAGTTATTACTCAATAATAAATCAGCATATTCTAATGCTGAAATAAAATTGCCTTGTCCTGTTACTGTTTTAAAATTCTTAAAAGTCTCATAAGATAGTAAATTAACTTGTTTATTTTGTTCTTCTAAACTTTTAGTTAGCATAGTTGCTGCTTGGCTTCTTGTTTTAGCAACCTTTTTCTCTACTTGTTCTGTTTTTTGTAGAGTTTCTTTGTATTGTTTTTGTTGTTGTTCAGCAGCCGACATTGTGTTTTGTAATTGGCTTAACACTGTTCTCATATTATTAAGGGCAAAAGTATTGTTCTTAATAATAACAGAAACATCAGCCGCCAACCCCATCACCTCATAGTTTGCTTTGTTGCTTTGTCTAATTCTTCGGATTTAATTTTTTCCATTTCTGAATGAACTACCAATAAATCTGTCACTAACTTTGCTGGCATTTTATACACTTCTAAAGGACTTATGCCTAAAGCCTTTGAAAGAGAATAAACGACTATGAGAGAAACTGTTTCGGGGTTTCCTCCCCCGCCTTTTAGTGTTTCTCTCACTAATCGTTTTTTTCGCCATCTTCCTCCATAGCCATAAACGGATTAGGAAGAATTTCTTTAATTTGATTACCCACAAAAGGAGTTAATCTGAGAATATCAATCGCTGAAAGACTTGGTTCAGTCTTTACAATAAAATTTTCAACCATGAATTTAAACATAGCATTCAAATCTATATCCATGTCTTGACGCTTCGCATCAATCTTCATCATGCTATTCATGGCTTTATCTACCTCAAGCCATGTAGGTTCTTTTACCCACACTTTGAGGTATTCTTCTGTTTCGGGTGCTAC